TCTACTCTAGCATTAGCATTATCACCTAAACTTTTTTTAACAGACTCAAGATCAGGCTGATCTGAACCAGTATGCTCTGCCCATTTAGTTATTCCTTCATTGAACTCATCTTGTGATAAGCCATTCTCCCAAGAATAATCTGCCCACCATTTAAGAAGTGGATTAGTTGCAGCTTCACCCTCATCTAATACTTCAGGTATTTGATAGTCACCTGAAGTAGCAGGTCTATTAGAGTAAGCTTCTGTCTCTAGTTCCTGCATAAGTCCTGCTTTTATATCTTCTTCTTTCTTACCTTTCCAAGATTCTATTTCAGAATATGACTTAGCCATATCTTCCCAAGTAGCAAACTTCTCAGGTAGTCCTTCAGGTCGAGTTGGTTCTGCTACAGATTCAGTTGTAATTGGAGGTGAGTTTACTTCTGTTGGGGTCTCTGTAGCAGATTCTGTTTGTGTTGTTTGTTCTTCACTCATTTTTTTAACCTCGTTGCATGATTGATTCTTTTAACCATTAAAGCCACTAAATATCTTTGCCCTTCAAGATGTCTAAGTTCTGCATCTGATATATTAGCACCACTAATTGCTTCTATAGTAATTGACTTTAAATACTTTAACATCTCCATTCCATTAGGAGTTTTGAATACTGATTCTATAACTTTGGAAATTTGTTCGTCTTTTTCTTTTGATCTAGGGTATCCATCAACCCCCAAGTGTTGAGGCATTTGGTAACTCTCCTTGTTGTTGTTGCTGTTGCATTTGTTGTGCCATCTGCACTAGCTGTTGTCTTTCGTCTGCATCTCTAATTAACTTATCAGGAACACCAAACTTCTTAGCTAAATAAAGTGCAGTCTCTTCTGAAGATATTAATATATTTAAAATCTCAGGACCGAATGAACCACTAACAGTTTGTAGGAATCTATTCAACGACACAATATCTTGATTGGATTGTGCTTGTGCAAGGGGAGAAACACTTCGTATCTTAACTTCTCTACCATTAACTGTCGGCATTTCTATCCGACCTTGCTTCTGTAATATATAGACTACCCTTTGCAGTAATGGCTGTACCATTTCAGATTGCAGTCTGCCAAATGCAGAGCCTATCTTACGAGATAGATCTGCCATACGTTCTGCAACTTCGGTAGCTGATGCAGGTGTTTTGTTTGGATCACCTAGCATATCATTATACAAAGCTCTCTTTATATTATTTCTCATGTCATTTAAAATAAGATTAGCAACATCAAATGATCCTGCTGCTCTAATTGGCTGTAGTCCTTGTGAGTTTGGTGCTTTAGGAATGACAGTCCCAGGAACTAGGTTAATAGTATCCACATTAATTATACCATCATCATCAATTTGATAGATACCTGATATAGCCATTTGTGCATTTTCAAGTATCATTTCTATTGTAAGATTGCAGGTCTTAATTGCACTAAGAGCATTTAATGCAGGACCTCTGCCATAAACTTCGCCTGATGCTTTACTCCATCTAAAAGCTATAAATGGATTTGATCCAACACCAGTATAAACTTCTGACATAATCATAGCTTTTTCATTTATATCTATAACATAGTAACCATACTTTTCTTCATTAGGGTCATCATATAAACGACATGATACTTCGAGTATCTTTGTTTTACCATCAGGACTTCTGCTAATTCTTTCTGCCATTTGTGGAGTAAGAATACCATTAGGATATGCTATTGGTATATCTTCATTCTTCATCATACGTTCACGATATACATGATCAACCTTACCATCAGGTCCAGTATCTAAAACAACATGAGGTAAAGGAATTGATTGGAAACGAATTGGATTAACAGCATCACCTTCCATGACACAGATAACTGCAGTACCAAGTGCCAAGTCTATAAAGCATTCATGTATCTCTTGAGCAAAGTTTGATGTCTGTAGTATTTCAAATACATAATCAGTCACACTATCAAGTGCATTATTGATATCATCTTTTTCTGCATCAGGAACTTCTTGACCAGTAACAAAGTCTGCCCATCTTGCAAAGTTAGGAGTAAGTCCTGACTGTAGTCTTGATGCAAATTCTTGAATACCTACGACTGCAGTCTCGTCAAAGATCTTGTCATCTTTTCTTTCGCCTACTGAAAAGTTTTTAAATCCTTGTCTTTGAGGTAAACAATACTCATAGATTTCATCATAAAGATCTTCAAAGTTAAGCCTTACAGCCTGAGCCTTCTCATAGCTTTGAAGCATTTGTTCTACAGTTTTTTCGTGCATTAGTTATCGTATTCGTTATAGAAACCTATGCCACCACCTGAACCTCTGAGCAAAGATCGTCTACCACTACCTTTTCTTTTTCGAGTTATATTTTCTTCAAGAACATCTTGTCTAGCATCAACTCTTTTTTGTGTCTCAACTTCTTTTTGAGCCTCTGTTTCCATTTCAGCTTCTTTCTCAGCAACTGTTGGAGGAGGAGGACTTGAACTACCACCACTTAAACACATAGCATCTCCTTTACATTCTTGCCCATAATCCCTGCCTTTTCTGATGCTTAGGTCTACGATTAAAGACATCATATTCTACTCTAGCATTAAAGGTTTCAATCTTTTTGTTCATGCCTAGTACTTGCCTTCCTTCGCCTGACCCTAACATCAAATATTGCATGGCATCATGAATATGTGAGTATCGATCTTTAAGAGGTTTATCTTCATATCGTTCTCCTGACACTTGCATACGACGATATTGATAACCTCCCTCAAACCCTTTTACCAATTCTTTACACCTAAAGTCAATCAATATTCCTGAATTGCCATCAACCATTCTATTTAATACAGATGCAACAGACTCAATTCTTAAGGAAACATCATTACTTGTTGTAGGTCTAGCACTTAATCCTGCACCTCTTAATATCTGAAAAGGTGTGGATTCATCAGTCTGTGCCCTGAAGTCACCTGAAGGATCTCCATAAATATGTACTTCACAGTTAGCATATCTTGTTGCTATCTCTGCCCTTAACAATTCTGCAAACCTAACAATCCCCATATCAAAAGCTACTATCTCTTGCAGTATTAACCATCTGCCTCTTACCTTTTGACCAAAGACTGCAGCAGGAGTTAATCCAAAGTCCAATCCAATATATAAAGGAACACCATCAGCTACTGGTATTTCTTCTTTAGCTACATGAGTATCATGTACAAACATATTATAAACTGGCTTACCATCTTGAATACTGCCAAGCCTATTCATTACATACACATCTATCCAACTCTTAGTCTTACCTTGAACCAAGTTAGGATAATATGATTCTAATATATTTAATCTATTCTCTGCTTTTTTATTTGGCTTGTATCCAGTAACAGCACCATTTTCATCTCTCTCTTCTATCATACCACTAGGTTGTGTGAAGAACTGCCAGTTGTCAGGCTTGACTAACATACGACTTTCTTCCAAAGAAATATGATCAGGCACTGGAACTTCGCCACTCATAATAGACCACCAGTGATCTTCTTCAGGACTGTTAGTGTCACAGATAACACCACTCCAAGTTGCAGCACCATCTTTTACACTAGGATATCTGCCAACTCTCATAGTGCAAGCATCAATAATTGACTTAGGTATTTCCCTAGCCTCATTGACCCATACACCAGTAAGTTCCAATGAAAGTAATTTTTTTACATCTTCAGGTCGATCAAGTGCTAGGAATATAACTTCCATATCTAAGTCACCTGCTGTTATCATATGAGTATAAGGAACAGACCACATAAACTTTCCCCACTCATTCTCAGGAAACCAATCAAGCCAAGTCTTAATAGTTGTTGTTCTTAGTTGTGGGTTAGTGTTTCTAATGATTGCCCATCTGCTTTTTCTCTTACCATTCTTATCAGGCTTTTGCATTAAGGCTCTACGAAATATTTCAATACTACAAGCTACTGACTTGCCACTACCAACTGGACCTCTTATGCCACGAAAGAAAGTATTATCTTTCATAAAGTCCTTGATAACTTGTCCATCAGGTTTGTATTTAAATTGTATCAATGTGAGTATTAACTCCGACTCTAAGAAGAGTGTCCACAGTCTCAGGACCAATAACAGCTATTACTTTGTCGGCTTCCCTATCAGTACAGAATTGTTCAGGGTGATGTTTTAGGTGAACTCTCTTCACCACTTCTCTAAGTATTCGTCTCTCTTCAATCTTGAGAGTATGTAAGAAAGTCATTTAACAACTCGTGTCTTACGATTTACTTGTTTCTCATGAAGTACCTTACAGTACTTGTTATAAAAAAAATTACCTAGCTTATTAAAAAATTTAAATAGTTGGAAGTATATATCAATCATTTTCTATCCTATGAATAAGATCTATAGCTTTTCGTTTTGCTTGCAATCTTTTTGGGCTGTTTAGATACTTGTTTATTTCTTCTAACTGCTCTGCGTTTAGCAGCCGTAGTGGCTTTGTATTCAGAGTCCGATAAAGCTTTAATTGCTTTCTCAGGTAGATAACGTTCGCCAGTTGCCTTTGACCCTTGTGTACTAGGTTTACCTGATTTCGTTCTCCACTTTTGTCTTGTCCAAGCACGAAGCGACCTCTGTGATTTCTTTAAAGCCATTAGGAAGTATAACCTCCACCTTTAGCTTTATATTGTTTAGCTAACATCTGTGCCTTACGAGCAGACCATTGACCAGACTTGCCACCTTTGTTACTCGCTTTGATCCTATTAAACAAAGCCTTTCTCATTGAAGGCTTTGTATAGTTTCCTGCTGCATTAACTGCCATCTACTTTTTCTTCTTAGATGCCATAATTTTTTTCTGTAAAGAAGCAGGTAATGTCTTTTGCTTTGCAGTCATCTTCTTCTTTGCAGGTGGTCGACCCTTAGTAGTTCCGTATGTTCCTTTTCCCATTGGCATCTTAGCTTTCCTTTCTTTAAGTTTATATCTTAATAATTCAACTTTTAAATGAATTTCGTCAAGTCTTTTTCTTTGACTTGTTTCGTTTCGATATTGCTCTAGCTTTTGCACGAGCATCAGCCTTACTTGAAGCACCCCATGCACGAAGCGATAATAATAACCTAGTAGGTTTTCCTTTAGCATCTTTCTCTGGTCCTCTCATTCCTGCCATTCGAGCCAAGAAGGAAGCTCGTCTTGGATTATCTCCACTCTTAACTGGTGCTTTTAATGTGCCTTTCTTATATGAGGCACGACCCTTAGCATTTAATCCACCTTTAGGATTCTTACCCTCTTTTCTAGTCCATGCAGCTGTTTTACTCATAACGTACCTTTTTGAATATTAATGTTTGTGTAAGACCCTGTCATGTACACTAGCCACACTTTTTTAACCCCCATACTATGTCAGGTCAATGGACACAGAAATATTACCCTGCACTAAATGCATTGCTTTATCCACTGGCTTGTACCCTGCACGATCAAGTATGTCCTTACTTGCTTCTAACTGGACGTACTCAGACTTAGCACTACTCGCTAAGTCCAGTACTTTCCTAGAAGCAATCGTAGCATTAAGTCCAATACTATCTCTTATTCTTTGTTGCATATACTCTTGGACATGAGGCAGTCGCAAAGTCTTACTGGCTGTCACTCTTCCTGATTCGCCTTCTGCGTATCCTGACTTTGCACTAGCCTCTTTGACACTACAACCAAATGCTACAATCGTATCAACTAAGGTCATCTGTTTTTTGGTTAACTTAAGCTGTTTTAACAAGAGAATCCCCCTTACCCCCTTTTATAGAGGGTAAGTAAAAAGCCTGTCAAGGGCTTTTTATTCTCTTTGTAAAACAATGACTTAAGCTTACTAAAACATACTAAAAGGTAAAGCACAAAGCCAAGACGGACAATCCCAAGAGGGATTGACTTCTGGTTTTATTGTGCTTGACCTAACAAAAGCATGGCAGATTACTCTGCCTAAGTCTTTTGTTATCATACGATAATTTCTTGGATAGAATCTTTTCCTTGCAATATCATTTCATGAAGTACCTGATGAAAGTCTTACATCTTCAGTAGAAGATTGTAAGGCTATTCCATCTTAATCAGGTACTCTTCCGTAGACAGTCGGCATGGCAAACTATCAGTCAACACCTCAAGTCCTATCTTTCATAAATATCTTTCGTGCGATATCAATCTTTGCCAAGTAACTTAAGTAGTCAATTCTGTACCTTGTGCCTGATCAAGCTCGTCTAATATCTACTCTAAGGCAGACATCTGTAAAGAGTTTCCTACTAAACATAATTCTTTGCGAGTAGCCATAGCATCTCTCGCTATCCTTAGATTGTCGTGTAATAAAATACTAATTATTTATCGCCTTCTAAAATTGTGATGCATACTAAAAGGAACAGCGAGTTCTGCATTGAAATAAACCTCTTGTTTGTGGTTGATTACTCTTTTCCTATTTTCGTGAGAAGCTCCTTTTAACTGCACGATTCATGCAATCAGAACCTCAGAATGATGATCACCATAACATGGGAATCTCTTAGACTGCAGGGCGAATGTGTCGCACCAAGAAGTGCGACGCTTTCTTTTACGCCCTTTGCTTGAAGTGCAAGACCAAATAGAATAAGCGTGTTGCTCTTCTTGCCAAGCCTAGAGGCTTGGACAAGACCTAACACCTAGATTCTTTTTGGTTCAGAGATTACCATGTTCTTGTGACATCATGGTTCAGATTCCCTGAATCATTTATTAAAAGGAGACGAAAATGAAAAAGACTAATCAAACAAACAAGGATTTATTTCAACTTAAACTAGCTGTTGTAATGCATCACAAAGGCGAACATAATGAGTATTTACGACAATCTATAGCAAGAGATGCTTGTTACTCAGCAAATAATTCCATTCAGTATAAAACTCAACAGATGTCAGACCTTAGAGAAGACATTGCCTCACTAGTTCCTGCCCAAGGTTCAGAAATTGTCGACGTTAAGTTGGCAAAGAAGGTTGATATCTTCAAAAGAATGAAAGATGAACTTGAGGAATTAACTGAGAGATTTGATACCGACAAGGCAGTCTACTTCAGAGTAACTGAAGAAGAGTGGAAGCCTTACAAGAAATCTTCTACCAAAGATGTAAGTCAGGTACTTAATGAAGTAAATGATATCTTAGGTAAAGATTTTGAACCTATCCAAGAAACCATCTAACTTAACAAAAGGGCAGAGCAATCTGTCCTTTTTTTATGTCAACCACGAGGGCTTTGTGCCATGTACTATCTAATACTACAAAACAAAATCGTTTTCCAATCAAAATCATACAACAAAACTCTATACTATTACAATGTAATCAAGAAACAGTATAACAAACTAGAGTTACAAATTGTAACCGAAGATAAATTATAGAGACAACTGAGAACTATGTTTGGCGAAAACTAATTCTAACTTTATTAACAATTCAATTAACTCAAAAACTGGAGATCACATGGATAACTTTTTTATTATATATATGATATGGGTAATGTTCTGTATCATTTCGTTTGTTACATTTGCATTTGCACTTGTAGCATTTAACCCTAACTAAGATATGAAAGGAATTGCAAGGCTCTTCAAAGATAGCATCAGCCCAATGTTAAATCATTTCAGCTAATTGCGAAGAACAAGAAGAGTCTTGTAATGTAACATGAAGGTATCGTCTAATGGTAAGACATCAAGTTCCAACCTTGAAGATGTGGGTTCGATTCCTACTACCTTTGCCAATTAACCTGATTCAACTACGGAGGTAACAATGAATCATATGACACAACTAGCTAAAATAATCGACAAACCTGCAGAGTATAACTTTCCTATAGAAACTATACCAATGAAAGGTATATGTGATGACAAACTAATCGGTTGTTGGGATCGTGTTATGATTATCAGATCAGATACAGAAGAGTATCTTGGTAATCATTCCAAATCATACAGACCTGTCACTCATGCAAAAGTACTTGATCCAGTCATTGATATTGTGGACAGTATGAATACACCATACATCACACAAGTAAACATGATTGATAATGGTGCTATGATGGAAGCAAGAATCATATGCAAAGAGATTTGCTTTGATGATCCTGCACAGCAAGACTACATTGCATTTCAAATTACAGTTCGTAACTCTTACAATGGTGTATGGTCTGTTATGATACAAGCTGATGGTCTACGTCTGTGGTGTATGAATGGCTGCACTACACCTGATAAGATTGCTAACTACAGACAGAAACATAATGGTATATTCAATTACAACTTTGATCATATCAAGCACTCCATCAATTTGTTTCGTGACAACGAGCCTCGCTTTCGTGAGTGGTACAACACACCAGTAACACATGATGAAGTAGTTACTTTATTTGACAAATTAACTTACACACCAAAGCCAACTGTTGATGGTAGATATCGTAACGAAACACAATATCAAAACCTCAACCAACATTGGGGTGACTATTGCCACAGCATTGGTCGTAACAAGTGGGGATTATACAATGCAGTAACTCATTGGATATCTCACCCACAAAATGTCAGTAGTACGAACAAAACTATTGTCGAACGTAACAGTAAGATGCTATCATATATGTCTAAGTCAGACTCAATGTTCAATTAATGGAGGTTATAATGGACATCAATTACACAACAGCAGAACTAAAAATGTGCCAAGCTTATGCTAGACTTGGTACACCACAAGACTTCAGGACAATGTACGATCATATGTGTGACGTAGCTAAACCATATGGCTACAATCACCCTGAGTTTTGGGTCAACAAGATGACTGCCAAGACAATCAAAATATGGGAAGCAAACAATGCTCCCAAAGATTGGGAAGGTAAAGAAGCATCTGATATTCTCAATGATATGATGGATAGTCAGACAAAGCATCTCAACTTTGGTTCGTGACACCTGAGCAAAAGTATCAGTACCAAAAAATCATAGACACTTTAATCTTACAAAGAAAATCTAAAGGTTACACTATAGAATCTTTGGCTATGATTATTGGCACTGATACAAAAACTCTTGGTGACTGGGAACGTAAAGTCAAAGAACCAAGATTATTCAACTTGCTTTGTTGGTGCGAAGCATTGCAAGTTTATTTAAATGCACAACTAAATGATGGAGAATTCTAATGTCTAATAAAATGAAAGAACTAATCAAAGAAAGCATGGATTGGTCTTACCTGCAAGGTAAGATAATTATTCTGCACAAACTTATCAATGAATTAAAAAGTACAGTTCGTGAACTGGAAGAAGAACTAGAAAAGATGGGTGTAAATAATGGCAAGTAAAAGCAAGATCAAAGGTAACTATCATGAGAATTGGTTTGTAAAACTATTCACATCATGGAAGTTACCAGTAAAAAAAGTACCACTATCAGGTAGTCTTGGTGGTGAACATACTGGTGACATCAAACTTGTAATCAAAGGAGTAGAGTATGTTGTCGAAATAAAATACAGAGCAGTAGATGGATTCCCTAATGTTTTCAAGGTGTTACAGAACAGAAACATTGCTATGTATAAACGTAAGACTGGTGAACCAAGATGGGTTGCCATCATACCAGATAAAATATTTAAGGAGATAATCAAATGATGTGTGTGATATGTCACAAAGAAATAGAAAAGCAATACACAGAAGAAGGTGTAATGTATTGGGATCAAGGCAATGATGCTAGACCAGTTGGTGATGGTAGATGTTGCAGTAAATGCAATCTAAATATTGTATTGCCAATGCGATATGATGAAATAATATTAAAAGAAATGGAGGATAAAAATGAATAAATATAAAAAACTATGGCAAGATTATTACGATCAAGTCGTATCACTTGATGGACTTGAGCAGCAAGTCGAACAAGCAGATCATGTGTCACAAATACAGAGATACATAAACTACAAGATGAAACCTATTTATCAGTCAGACAAAGACTGGTGTAATGCAATCGCTACAGAACTTTGGAATGACCACTGGAGCAAACATAATGAGTCAGTTTAATTTAAAACTATCTAAAGATTGGCAACCAAGCCAAGTAATCATGGACAAATACAAGGAGGTTAACCATGACAGAGAAACTAAATACTTCAAACATTTCTACATTGGCAACCAGTATCGTAGAGGAGACTGGGATCAAGAGTATTGCAGATGGTGTGACAAACAGACCGATCGCAAAAACTCTCGTTCAGCAGTGGGGTACAGATCCAAACGGATACACAAAGAAGATTCATTCTATGCTAGAGTCTACTCTGAACTGCAGGATAAATGAACGAGTCAACAGTTCGTTTGTATTCTTCAGATGGGAGATGCCTTCCATATCAGAAGTAGCTACTCGTCTCAATGCCAAGAAGCAACTCATTATCAAGACTATGCAGGAAGCTATGACTGTGGCTGATCCCAAAGATATTCAAGACTGGATCATGGAAGTCATGGTATGCACTGCCAAACAATCTGCCTTGACTGAAAGAGACATGGCACTCAAGGCTAAGGTCTATGCTACAAAGCTTGGTCATATACCTGCAGATATATTGCGTGATGCGTGTCACAAGATATGTCTCAACAGTAAGTTCTTCCCATCACTGGCAGAGATCTATCAATATGTAGAGCCAAAGCTTTACTATCGTAAGTCACTGGTGGAGTTGATATCAAGTAAACTAATAGCATCAATAGGAGATAAGTAATGAGTTATAAAGAACGTTGGGATTTGCAAATAGCTTTAAAGAAAGTTGCAAATATGAAAGTAGATAACTTTCAAACTAAATGTGAAGAGAATAATATTACGTGTTGGGAAATGGATCATATGATTTATGACTTAGCACAAGCATTAGTAAGGAGTAAAACAAATGGAAAATCCTGATAGTATAAAACGTAGAGGTTACTTAATAATGTTTAAAGATGGTGTAGCTGATGGTTTGTTTATAGGTAAACAAGATGAGAGTAAATCATTCTCTGCTTATTATAAACAAGGATATGATTACGGATTAGTATTATGGAACAGACAAGTACAAATAGAAGATAATGAATGGGAGAGAAAAAATGGAAGATAGATTTGAAGATGTGCCACAAGAACTAGATGAACTAGATCGTGTTGGTAGAATCACACTAAAAAGCTACTACGAATTTTATCAGGAAATATTATTCTATCCTGATAGAAATGACAACTTGCAACCTGCAGGTATGTCATCTAACCACAAAGATTATATCTAAACACTTGATATAATTACATAAATACTGTATGCTGATAGCAGAAATGGAGGTTTCAATGACAGTAGATGCACGACACTCACCCAATCGTGAGGACTTCATCAGAGGTAGCGACATGGTATCTTTGATGCAAGGTAAATGGAATGAGTTATACAAGATCAAGATGGGTCAGATAGGTCGTAAAGATTTATCCCATTTGTTCAATGTAAATCTTGGTACATTCACCGAATCATTTAACATGGACTGGGCGAAACAAAATTATGATTATAAATTTGCTAACCAAGTTCCATTCAAAAAACAATATGGCAGCATAAACCTACAAGGTACACTTGATGGTTATGACTACGAAAACAATGTACTTATAGAATGTAAACATACACATAGTCGCAATGACATGGAGACTGTGATTGATTTCTATATGCCACAAATACAATTCTATATGTATCTATCAAATGCAAAGCAAGGATTGTTATCTGTAATATTTGGTAATACATATGATGCAGTAGTTGTTGATGCAAGTAATGAGTATCAGACTCTTATGCTAGACAGAATCAAAATGTTTTGGGAATGTGTGGTACATGGTGATGAGCCTGATGATGTTGCAAATGTTGTCGACAAACTAATGACTAACAAAATACCTATCAATGGTAAAACAAAACGAGATGTATCCAAAAGCAACAGTTTCACAGAAGCAACCAATGCTTACATGATGTTCGAGGATACTGCTAAGAAATTTGAGACTGCAAAAAAGCAACTCAAAGAAGAGATCAAACCTGATGAAGCAGAGATCTACAATGATGTTCTGTCAATCAAGCGAGATAAACGAGGGTCAATTCGTATAACAAAGAAAGGGTGAGTAGACCCAACTCACCCCTTCACCTATCTGTATAATGGAGGTTACACATGACAGATGCTAAGAACAATATCAAAAAAGCTGAACCCAGTAAAGTATGGACAGCCAAAAAACACACACTAAAGACTGCTCTTCTTGAATTTCAAAAGCTTGCAGTAAGTGCCAAGAAAGATGGTAAGAACCCACACTTCAAAAGCAACTATTCAAAACTTGAATCTGTTATTGAAGCAGTCAATCAAGGTAATCAGTTTGGTTTATTCTTTACTCAAGAAATTGATTACATATACACTGGTCATGTTAGTACTAAATCAGATGTAATTGTTGTTACAACAGTTCGTCATGAGCATGATGAAGAAACATTTGTATCTAAACTTCCAATCATTCTGTCTGAAGCAAACATGGAGAACCCACAGAAAGTTGGATCAGCTATAACATATGCAAAGAGATACACTTTGCAGAGTGTGTACGGATTACCTTCAGAAGATGATGATGGTAATGAAGCAAGCAAACCTAACGTTAATATTACTAAACCAAAACCAAGAGGGGAAGATGATGGATTATGATAACACAGACAGAGGTAGTTTCTTCAAACCACGAGCAGATGAAAGTCTGCTTGTGCAAGGGAAGCTAGACAGTAATGGCACAGAGCATAGAATTGTTATTGTCAAAGCCTCACTACCTGATGGTGGTACTGCACGAGATGTCTATGCAAAGGTCGGTACTATGTACGAGAACGACAAATCTCAAAATGAAAAGTCACCTGACTTCAGTGGTCCAGTTACACTACCCAATCAGGACAGTCGCAGGATTGCTTGTTGGAAAACTGTATCCAAAGATGGCAACACTAAGTTCTTGTCTGCACGGATAGGTGACAAAACACCACGAGTCGGTGATGAACCATTCACTTCAAACAATGATGATGAGGAGATTATAGATGAAGTCCCATTCTAGTGATGCAATGGCACGAACCCATGACCCTAAGACGTCATGGGAAGCTGCCGAAAAAGTAAACACCAATAGACTCGAAAGAGTTGTTCTTGATGCAATCACTGCTCACGGACAAAATGGTGCAATACATGATGAGGTATGGGAAACTTTACCACATCTAGGTAATGTAAGAGAGGGAAGTATCACACCAAGATATGCAAGTCTTGAAAGAAAAGGTTTGATATATCGTAATGGTGACACTCGTAAAGGAAATGCAGGCAGAAGTCAGCTTGTTATGTATGCAACAAAACAATAGTAATGGAGGTTACATTGGATATAAAAGAAATTAAAAAAAATATTCTTCAAACTAAAAGAGTTAAAAAAGTTAACTATGGTATGTTTGGTATAAATTTAGGTGAAGATCTAAATAAAAGATTAAGTAAATATGCCAAAGCAAATGATGTTTCTAAATCTGCTGTTGTAAAACACATACTTGCTGCTTTTCTTGATAATGAGCAAAAAACGTCTTGATATAAGAGCCATACAGAGGGGGTAAACACTCCCTCTAGTATGATTGTACCCTAGAATTAAGTTGATTCACCGACACTTTGCATTTCTCCAACAAGTCTCATGGCTCTATTTGGTACTTGTTTTGCCCACTTTGAGTCAGTCATTTCGTATGCAGCCTCAAACCAATCACGATTATCAACTTCTTTTTTCATATTACTTATATTTTATTTGTTATATAATTGATACTCTCTCAATCTTATTATGGAAACGACTTAGTCTTGGTCTGCCCATATTAAACATCATGTTAGCAATAATATGTTGTGCCTTGACTGGTAGATCATCAAAGTCGTTATAAATTAGTTTACATTCATCAACAGTAGTAGCTAAATCTTTTTCAAATAGTTCATTGACTCTTTCTTCTGCCACTGGTGTGCCAACTTCTTGTCCGTATTCATTATCCCATTCAGTAATAAGATGT